CCGCCTCTACGTAAGTATGTTCCCATTACAGAACCAAAAGCAGTATACTTATTAGTAAATCTTCCGCCAAAGGTATCTTTATTATACCTCACGTAAAATTCACCACTCCCATCAGGAGTTTCTTTGACTTCAAACTTCCTTAAAATACCGGGAATTGTTTTAGCTAGCTTTTGTCCGTCTCTTAGTCTTTTTTTATCTTGTGGAGAAATATCTCTAAATCCACCAGCTTGTAACCTCGCTTCATTAGGAGTCGCTCCAATATAAATCGTCATCATTTTATTCTCCGAAAAGCGAATCAGCTCTAGAATCTTCTGCAGCTGGTTGCCCCGTTTGTGTTAATTGTGAAAGCCCATCTGGAGCTCCTGCCTTAGCCATCGGCTTAGGTGCCGCTGGAGCCGCAGGTGGTGCAACTTCAGGCTGAGGTACTTCCGGCATAGCCGGGCCCTCGAGGGGCCCAGCCATAGATGCCGGAGTTGGAGGTTCAGGGACGGGCGAACCCATAACGGCGCCGATAGAAGTATCAGGACTGAGATCCAGATCTAGATCTTCTTCTTCAAAGCCTTCGTTAATAAAGTCTAAGAAGCCGTTAAGGTCGACAAATGGATTAGGTTCTAAGTCCATGTTATTCCTTAATATCTGTATTGGTTCATAATCTGTTTACGACGATAACTATAATCCCGTTTCATTTGTAGCATGTCATAATAGAACTGTCCTCTTCGAACACGGTTCCGACCAAACTCATCTTTTTGACTAAACATTTCTCGCATGGTTTTAGCAGGGAGAGAGTTAGCAATTGGCAAAAGATCTAACCAGCCATTAAATACTTCTAAAGCTTTAGGATCTTTAGCAGAGAATGAATTAGTGCCACCTACTGAAGCTCCCCAAAGGAATTCAGCAGAAGAAAGTACTGTAGTACCAATTTGGTTCATAGCAGCAATCACAGGAGAAGACCCAAAGTCAATGCCGCCTTGCGAACGAGTATGATAACCGAAGCCATCAATACCGCCTTGAGCTGCTTTGTTACGAGCCTGATCCACTAACATTTCGACCCCTTGAGACCAAGCACCAAGGATCGGAGTTCGTGAAGCTTTTTTCATCGTCCATCCAACTGGGTCAGCAGTGACCTCAGCCATAATCTTGTCGGGATCTTCGCCACGAGCAAGTTCTTGGATGGTTGTATACATTGCGTCCCATACAGCCTGTCCTGCGTAGAACGCAGCAAGGTGTCCTGCTCCACCTTTGAAAGCATTGCCACCACGGACAAATGATTTCTGGGCATAAAAGGCACGAGGCCATGACAGGAACACTTCTTGGATTTTGTTCCAACCGTTATTATTTGTGAGCCGCTGGTCAAGAACACGGGGCTCCACGTTGTTTCTAGCAATGCGATCTTCGATAAATGCACGAACACCCTGCAATGAACGATCAGCCGCAGATGCATCAGACTTGCCAGCAGCAAGTTTAGCATTACCATCTGACCAAGCATCAAGATCAATAATACGTGAAGTATCAGCGCCTGAGCTTTCAGCAAAGTTACGCAATGCTCCGATCGAGGTTGCATCAAGCAAACCATGATCTTGCATTGCGAGAGCAAGTGTCCAATTCCTACCAAAGCCAGCTTTTTTGGCTAACTCTTTAAACTGCTTTTCATCAGCTACCCCACCAGCTTCATCGAGAAGACGACGAAGCTCAACCGCGCTGTCCATGTGAGACAACAAGTCATCCATAGCGCCAGCAGCAGCAAAACTTTTGTTAAAGGTTTGAACTGTGTGAGCACCCGAGAACTTAGATGTAAGACCACCTAAAGTACGGAGGGACTTAGTTAAAAATCCATCGGCTGGATCTGGAGCAGCAAGATCATCAGTAGTTCTATCTAACGATCGAATAGACACAGTATCTTTAGCAATATGCATTCCAAAGAGAAGCTGTCTTGCTACCTGAGTTTTACGAATCGGAGATAAGGAATCTGTTAGAGCCTTCCAAGACATAACCATAGTCTTAACAGGATCTTTGATCGCACGAGGTGCAATATCAGTCAAAGCGGTTACTGCGGTTTCAGCAAACATAGCTACACCAAGATTACCACCATATTGAAGCATTGCAACATTAGCAGCATTTCTAGCAATACCATCTTCGATTACCTTACCAGTGCGTTCTACTGTAGGTAGACCGCCACCAAGGCGTTCGTAAGCAGCACGGAGATGACGAATGCCCTGCTCCATGGATGTTTTAGTATGCGAGTCAGTGCTACGCTGTGACATTTTTTCAGCTAAATCTAACAAAGACTTAATTGAAAGGCCACGTACATTGGTGCCTTCCATACCTCGGGACATGTTAGCGGCATCCATAGATTGGAGACCAATACCACGTTGCAGTGCAGATGCACCTATACGGACATCCATGTCAAAGAGATCACCCATGTCGTCAAGGACATTGGTAAGGGAAAGGTAGGCATCGCCACCAAAGTAGTAAGAGGTACTACCAGTTCGACGACCCAAGCGAAGCTGTCGAAGCTCAGCGCCAGAGTCGGAGTTACGGTAGTAAACTTTTTTATCAGTAGATCCAGACTTAGCAATTTCAGCTTCATATCGGCTGTTAATAAAGATAGCACCATCGCCAGTCCACTGTCCGTCTTTAACGCCAGCGTCATACGCTGCTCGTCCTCGATCGGTAAGCATTCCACGAAGGTCATCTACTTCTGCTGCCTTTCCTGCTCGGATAGATTTTACCAGATCATCCATTCTAGGACTACCAGAAAAAGCTTCTACCTGATCAGGATCTAACATACCATCTCGAGCAAGATTTCGCAAGTGACGGTGTAAGTCTTGTCTATCTAGTACCTTACTAGGAACGGGCAAAAGGCCCACACCAATTAAGGTATCTAAGTCAAGTACATCCGAGGCCAGCATTTTGGATTCGTAAGCTCGAGTAAGCCGTTCTCCAAAGCCGCCGGGTCGGGCCTTGTCTGTCATATTTTCCGTACGCAAACGCAAGGGCATAAGGCCCGAAGCTGCAGCACGATCTCCACCAAGAATATTAGCTCTCTGAGCATTAGCCTTAACCAAACCAGACCCTTTAGCAAATTGCTTTTGTAGCTTAGTAACTACTTCAGCAATTTCAGGGGCAAGTCTAGCATGTTCTTCTACAGCGGCTTTGTACATAGCTGAGTCTTTAGGAAGATTCAACCTGCCAGCTAGCTCACGATAGTTTTTAAGCTTTGCTTGGAGCTCTCCGTCAGTAGATGCCAAGGTACGTAAACGTCCACGTTTGTGTCCATCAACCTTAGCAATCACAAGTCGGAGCTCATCATCAAGGATAGAAAATGGTCTCACCAGTTCAGACTCAAGAGCCCTAGCAACTGAAGAGAGTGTACTAAATTGATTGCCGTTTAGTCGGCCTTGAGTCATCATAGAATGATTATCTATAACCTCAGAAAGTAACTGCATAAGAGAATAACGAGTATCTCCAACTTGAAGCTGAACAGTACTATTAACAGTATGAGCTGCATTAGATGGAGATAGAATAAAGTTATCAATCTTAGTTCGGGCACTAACTCGTTGACTAGAAGTCAACTCACGATTAGCAGCCATGTCACGGCCTACATTAGGAACGTCAGCATAGCGACCTTCTTGTAGTTTAGGCAAGAGGTGCATAGCAATAAAGTTTTCCGCAGCAATTGGATCGTTTTCAACCATACGCCCAAAGTCAATAACTCCGTCAGCGTCTGTATATTCTTCTTCAAAGTGACGATCAAGGAACTCTCGCATCGTAGTTGGACCAGAGCCATCACCATTAAGGTGAGCAGGCTTTGTGTTTTCTAGTGCAGCATCAATAGCATCTTGAAGGTCTTTCTTTGCCGCAATCATCATAGGATCATCTTCAGCAATTCCTTCAAGGCGAAGAGCCTCGATTTCAGCTTCGTGGTCTCGAATAGAACCAGCCATATCTTCAGCTTCTCCATGGAAAGCAGCCATATTACGTGGCTGATCCACAGGAGCCATATCAGTTTTACCTGAAAGGTGATCCATTAACGAATTCATTTTAGCACGATAAGTAGGGTCAAGATCACTCATAATACGCGAGAATCCAGAGATACGCTTGTAAGCGTAAGCTGCAATCTTACGAACGATATTAGATAAGGCTTGACCCCAATTGCCGCTCTTTTGATAAGCGGCAGCAATAGTAGCAGTATCATCCAGCGAGCGAGCCATCATAGTATAGGAGAACCATGCAGCCACAAACTCGTCGGGATCTTTTGTAAAGTAAGCGTATTGCTTTTGCGCTTCTTGGGTAAACTTACCTCCGTGCATCTGCTTAACCATTTCTTTCATGGCTGTACGTCCTTCCTCGCTAGCAGCAAGGCCACGGATTTCATCCATTTCTGGACCACCCTCTCGGATCATACGAGCCATAGCAGTGTGACCGATTTCGTGTAAAACGACATCAACTGCATCAATGTCTCGGCCCACACGACCCTTTAGCAGGGCAATACCATAGCCGCCTTTAGAGTAAGACAGACCACGAGCACGGGCTTTTTTAGCAGAGCCAAGTCCAAGCTCTTTTGCATGTGCTCGGAACTCAGGATCAGTAAGCTCTTTGAGAGATAAACCCTCAAGAATAGACTTATCAAGCTGAGCCGTAGCAGCACGGAGCATACGGACTTGAGTAAGGTCAAGCGTACCAGATTCAAGGAGATTTTCAAGAAAGCCGTTAAACCGCTGATGAGCAGGCGACAGCATTTCAAAGTTTGAAGATTCCATAAAATACGCAGGCGATCGTTTAACTCCATTCTGGTCTACAAAATCTCCCTTATAGGTAGAAACAGATACGCCAGAAAATGGGTCTTTTTCAACAGAGTCTAAAATGTCTTTAGCACGCTGAACTTCAGCACGCATAACATTTAATTGCCCTTCGTCAAGATTGTCGGTGCCACGATCAAAACCACCAACTTCGTGATCTTTCCACGACTGATTTAGTCGGGCAAGGTCTTTACTAGTAATATTATTAAGATCAATTTCACCGTCAGAGGCAAGCCGCAAGATGTGAGGAATACGTCCGTATCCTGTAATACCATCTCGGGTAGCCAGCTGTACAAGTTTACGAGTCTTACGAGCGTGAGCAATACCACGTTCAGCCATAGCAATTACATTACCAAGCTTTACACCAACGGGTACCGTATCTCCAGCAAGGAGAGGGAACATCTGGCCAAGCATTTCGGGAGTGTATGCAATATCTTCCTTACCAGAGATCATAGCCAAGCCAGCAAGCTGACGGGCCAAGGTAGCCTCTTGAGGAGTAAACGCGGAACCGCCTTCTCCAACTTCTTTGGACTTCAGTGCAGCATCAATAGGGTCAATCCGAGGATCAAATACCCCTGCTTCTTCTGCTTTGAATCTTCCAATAAGAGTCCGCACCTGATCGGGTGTCAGCTCTGAAGGGAAGCCCAGCTCTTTAAGATAACTTTGAGTAATAGAGCTATCTTTGCCTCGCTGAGGACTGAACCTAACTTTCTTAGGTCCGAAGTCGGGATCAGTGACTCGAGTTCTGAAACCTTCTTTAGTAACGGACTTAATACCGTAGCTCACAACCTTACCATCATCCCCAAGCGTATCACGAACCGGAATAGGTCGATCTGGATTTGCTTGTAGCAGGTTCTGGAGGTTAGTTCGTTCGGGTCCATAAAGAGGGTTCGTAACTTCTTCGATCTTTTCGATGCCCAAACTCTTACGGGCATCACCAAGCACTCGGTCATACTCTGAGGCATACATGCGCTCACGGAAACCTTCACGGCTCCAGTACTTTTCAAGATCCATAACGTTACCAAGGAACGAAGATGTTTGGATAGCTTCAGGATCTTTGTCCTTGAGCCAGTTCAACATCTGTTGGTTTTCATTAGCAATCTGAGTAGCTTGTTCTTTATTGTTTCGCAATCGGTCATCCATCATAGCCCATGATGAGCGCTGTCGGTGAACAGGCTGACGAGTTAGGGCAGAAACAGACAAACGGTCGCCGAGGAAACGGTTCGTAGAGTTCTGGAGGATCCAGTGTGCCTCGTTACGAGTAGCGTTACGTCGAACGTTGTGGCCAGCCATGTGACCATCAATCACTTCAATGCCGTCCATAGTAAAGAACCGGACGGTACCTTGGTACCCACCGAGGAGGCTAGAATCATCATAAGAATCTTCTAACAACTTTCGAGCATCTTTCATGCTAATCTCTTGGCCGTGTGTAAAGCCCAGTCCCTCGAGAAGAGAGATGTCTTCACGCAGACCCACGGAAGTCAAAGCTCCGCCACGGTCAGAAGCATGGGTAAAGTGAACCTTAATGATTGCGTTTTCGGACACATCAGCAAAGTCAACGGTCTCGCCGCTACCAAAGTCTGCTGTGTTCGATCGTGAGAATCCTTCATTGACTCTCATTTCGCCAGTCTTTTCATCCACCAGAACCTTATTAGTCTGACGGCTTCGAATTGGCAATGCCCCACCAGCACCTGCAGTCTCCGTTGCTACAATAGCATCGGGCATTTCAGAGCCAGCGTGGCGCATGCCGTCGATAGATTCTCCGGCAATCAAATCTACATTCGTCTTCTGCGAAGCTTTACGATCAGACCTGAGCGAACCATCTCGATTCAGTCGGGCTGAATACTGAATAGCCTCACGGCGAGTCATTGGCTTGCCGGTGCCTTCAGTAGTTTTGCTTGCATCTACGATGTGAATGTTATTAAAGGGGTCAAGGGACTTGGAGTCCCATTCGCCATTGACAGAATCTTCAAACTGTTGGCGTGTCTCTTCAGTGATCTTGTCCCACTTAGACGCTAATTGCTTACGAGCTTCAGCCTTCCGTGCTTGGAAGTCTGCAACAGTCTCGTCCTTTCCGGGCTTCATATTTTCAACAGAAGCAATAGAATCAGAGTAGCGCTTAATATTCTTACGCCACACTTGGTGAGCGTAGATTTCGCCCCACTTGCCAGCAGCAACTAGGTCATCTAGTCCGTACTGGGCAGCGTGACGAGTAAGTGATTCTTCAATCATCGCATCCCTAGCTTCATCGGACATACGTCCAACAAGGTCAGGATCATGGAGTACTTCGCTTCGGTCAACCACAGGCAGATCGTCGTTATCAAATTGATTAACGCGATGCCGTTCGTTAACGTCAAAAATATCTCCGCCATCTTGGATACGTCGAGTTGCAGCTACGCCTCTGGCTTCTCCATCAATCTGGATACGCTGCATCTTACCGGACACATTTCGTTGTCCCATGCTCTTGTTCTGAGCCAGCACGCGCAGAGCGGGAACGCCCAAGCTCATGTCAGTGGCCTCAGTCGGGTGGATAGGACGAGAGCCCAACATACCGCCCATAGTCTTGGCGGTAGAGGGACCAACCTTACCAGCCTTCTGGAGGCTAGTAAAGCTTACTTCTTTTGTACCGGGAGTACTGTCAAATGGTACGATTTGATTTGATTCTCTGAAGCTACCGTCTTCCATCAGCATGCTGCGGTGAGGTAGGCCGTAAGCCTTCTTGTACGCTGCTTTACCCTCTTCATCTAAAGAGTTGAAGTGAGCAAAGGCGCGGTCGGAGGAGTTACGGATATCTTCAGAGTGTGCTTCCCATCGGTCCATCTTATCAGCTTGGCTAAGTCGACCCATCTGGGCTACGTTACCATTTTCATCGAGACGGATGGGGGGAGCAAATTCAGGAGCAGCTTCGGCAAGGGCAGACTTTACAGCCAGCTTCTTAATACGGAGCTTCTCTTGTTCAATGTATGCTTCATACAGGGCCTTTTTCTTAGCAGAAGCGGACAAACCTGTATCTTCAATTTTCATGCGTTTCAGCTCAGCCGTAAGCTCATCACCAGTAAGGTTGTAAGCTTTTTCTTCGAGCTGAATACGCTTGGTCATACGGCGTCGTTTGCCTGACTTGTCGATAGAGTACATTGGACGGTCAGTCATCTCAATGCCACGGAGTCCTATGACGCCGGAAGCAATGGTCTTGCTGCCATTGATGTGCTTATCGAACCACTCATCAGGAGTCATAGAGCCATCGTCTACTCGATGCAGATCAGCTTCAGCTAGTTCAGCTGCATTGTCGGCATCAGATCTAAAGACGAGAGACTCGCTTTCTTCCATAATTTGGTGGAGGTCCATCGCAGACCGTTCGGACTTTCGTCCTTTGAGATTAGCTTCCTGAGCTCGTGGAGTAACCATACGGGTACGCCAGTCCATCAGTTGCTGGAAGAACATGGAACCTTCTGCTTCGTCAGGCAGTTGGAAGCGAGCTCCCTCCTGACCAGTTTGTCTAGCAGTCGCACGAGCCTGAGCGGAGTCAGACTGCACGAACTCGGATCGCTGCATAGCCATAAGGGTAAGCTCGGTAAAGCCCATCTCTCCCTTTTCGCCAGCAGCAATCACATCTGCCCAAGCATTAGCATCTCCAGCCTTTTCAAGCTCGATAGCCTGTTGGACCATGTTCATTTCTTTAGCCATTTGACGCCGGGCCAGCAAAGCTGCTGCCTCGGCAGGAATGTCATCGGCTCGGGTAATAGCAAGGGCACGGGCTTGGATCATAACGGAGCGCATAGCTACGTCTTCGTCGATGCCTGTACGTTCTGCAATCTCTTGAGCACGTTCAATCTGAAGTTGAAGCTGCTCACGAGGATCATCAGTCTTGAAGAGATTCTCGAGAGGATCCTTCTTAGACTTATCCTTCATCAATGCAGTAACTAGCTCAGCGGCAGAAGGAAGGTCAAGAGCCTCTTCGATAAGGCCTGCCGTTTGCTTCTGCTGATCGCCGTACCACCGAGTGGCCAAGAAATCAATTGCCTTCTCAACACCACCAGCTTCTGCTGCGGCAGCTTCAAAGGCTACGCGAGTTTCGGGATCAAGTCCCTTAATGCCATCTCGGATAGAGTTAGAAATGGCCCGCTTACCAGCACCGTATGGGATAACCATCACGGGCTTCTTAGCAAATTTACGAGCAGCGCTAGTCACTTCATCATAGTTGTCCATGACCTTACCAGCGCCCACAAGTTCGAGGGTGCTCCAGACTTTAGCCAATGGATCATCACTCGAAGCAAGGAACTTAGAAGTAACCATAGCAAGGTCTTTATAGAAGTCACGTTGCTTACCAGTGCCGCTTGCTTTAGCAGCAGCAACAGCAGCAGCAATGTTATCGATATCATCTGCAGAATCAATCATAGACAAAGCGTGGGCATGTCGCACACCATTCTGGGCACCGTCAATAGAAGTGACAGAGTCGCCAGACCGGAGGGAACCAAGCCGCTCTTTTTCTTTAGTTGTAAGGGTGCCGTCTTTAGCCTTAGCTTCGAGGGCATCCCGTTCCGCCTTGAGGTCTGCACCCCGCTGTTGAGCGGAAACAGTATCAAGCCACGTTTGTGGGTGCAGGAGCATGTGAGCATCCAGCACAGCCATGCCGAAGGAGTACCCATCGTCTCCGGGCATAGCCGAAGCAACAGGGAATCCACCAGCAACACCGTGGTTGCGGAAGAAGTTCATATCGACTTCGTCCATAGCAACGCCCCAATCCCCTGCTCGGGTCTTGAAGTCATCGTGGAGAATGTCATATGCAGTAAAATCTTTTTCTAGCAGTTCATCAGTAACCCGATCAATACGTTGCTCGATAGTTTCGCCAGCACGGTCGATGTTAGTCCGAAGCTCTGGTGGAACCCAGAACGCTCGCGTTTGGAACTCTTCACGGTTCAGGGCACGGTTAGTATCCTGACGCAAGTTTCCATCTGCAATAAATGATACCACCTGATCCAGCGTAGGCTGGCCGGGACCTTCAAAGTCCAAGCGAGCAATAGCTTCCATCCGTGCATCATACTCCATCTTATCTAGAATACGAGCAATTTCACGGTCAGTAGCTGGCTGGACTCGGGAAGTGTGTGCAAGAAGGTCAGTCCGGGTAGACTTAACTTCCACTGCACCAGTCACAGGGTTTACTTCTTCAATGTCAATGCTGTGAGCCTTACGACCATCGGGTCGATTCCACATCACATCTACCATAGCCTTAGCAGCAGTAAGGGGATGAACAAAGTCAGCAGTACCATCGCCAAGGTCTCTAATAGATCCCATGCCAGTGTAAGGCATCATGTCCTCATCAACCATCTTTTTAATATCGGCAATAGACTTCTTTTTCCACGAGGCTCTAGTGCCCGTGTTATTAGAGTGCTTGCCCAAGATGTCTTTTACATTACGGTAAAACTGAGCTTCCCAGTCGTCTCCGTCTCGTGCACCACTCCAGCCGGTCTCACTAGCTTCAGCTTTTTTGCCTGCATTGTCTGCACGCCAGTCTGCAATTTCTTGAGCCTGACGCAGACGGAGCTGCTGAGGGGTGAGCAAATCATCAGACCGCCGAGCCATAGGCACAGCAGCGTCCTTACGTTGGGCAATAATGTTAGCAACCTTATCCACATTGAATCGCATCTTCGAGGGAGTAGAGCCTTCAGTCAAAGCTTCAGCAAACACAGTCTCGATGTCGATGTCCTTCAGGGATGGGGTGTCATTGAACACTGCAGCAAGGGAGTCAAAGGTAATAGTACCAATGTCACCTTGCTTGGAGCCAAGAGAAGGCTTACGCATAAGAGCAGTAACGCCAGCCTCGGCAAGTTCGAGAGACCTATAGTCGGTATCTCTATCGTAGTAGCCTTTCTTAGCCAAAGTAGAATTCATCTCATCTAACTTGGCTTGGGCTTCATCAATTTCGGCACCCTTACGGGTACCAGTTAATTCAAGTTGGGCGCGTTTCTTTGCCTTGAGGTCGTCAAGGCCACGTTTAACCAGAGCATCCGTAATCAGGTCAATCAGCGGATCTCTATTAAGTCTGGAGTAGTTAGTAAGTCCGAGCTCTTTGGCCTTAGCCTTCAGCTTATCCTTATTACCCAGCTTCGATACGGCAGATCTTGTAGCTGCAATGGCTTCATCCATTTCAGCTTTCGAGATTTCTACCTCAGCATCTTCTTTAAGAAGGGCAGGAGTATCTCGTACGTCTGCATCAATCTTTCGAAGCTCAGCAAGCTCCTCCATAAGAGCCTTACGCTCTTTGAGGATGCCCTTGACTTCAGGGTCATTGCGCCAGTCCGCATTTTTGCGGGCTTCAATAGTAAGGCGTTCGGCTTCATCAGCACTACGAATAGCTGCAGCACGGAACTGAGCAGGATCGCCATGGAATGCTCCACGACCACCAGCAAGCCAAGCCTTATGGAGAGCCTTACTTTCAACGAGTTTTGCCTGTTGGGCAACCTCAGCTTGAGCAGTAAGGCCTTCGACTTCTAGTCTTTCAAATGTATGAAGGTCTTGATCAGTAACAATCTTAGACTCTTCTATATTCTTTTTCTTTTGATCAGCAATGATTTTTTTAAGTTTCTGAGGACCAATGACTGCATTAGGATCTCCATCATAATCTGGATCAATCTTAGCCTTAATATCAGATCCGCGTACCTCAGGAGCATCAGGACCAGTTAAGTAATCTTCAAGTCGATCTAGGCGTTCATTCTTAATTTCAGCATCACGTGCTTTAGAGTTAAGAATGCTAGTTAAGCCTGTATCATCCATGCCACCTGCGCCGCCGTTTTCACCTTTTTCGATTGCTTCTTTTCTTCTATCGAGAGCTTCAATCTCACGGTCAATAACAGTCTGGCCAGCATCGCTAACGGCTTCAGACTCTCGAACGGCAGTGTCAAAGTCAAATTCTTGTTGACGTTGAACAGCAGCTTCAGCATTAGCTTCAGCAGCAGCTGCAGCAGCTTCGGCTTCGTCTGCTCGATCAGCAGGAAGTTCAGATTCTTCAGTAGAAGAACGAGACTCAAGGTCTTTATCAATTGCTTCAATTTCTTTATCAATTTTATCGAGATCTTCTAGACTGGCAACTTTATCATCACTTGCCTTGTTGTCTTCCTTAACCTTTTCAAGAACCTTTTTACGGTCTTCAAGTTCTTTGGTAGACTTGTCAGGAGATTCTCCTCGGCCCATAGCTTCAGCATCAGCTTCTTCACGAGCCTTTTTAGCAGCTTCTGCTTCAGCGCGAAGACGCTCAGCTTCAGCTTTAGCAGCTTCAGCTTCTTCGTTTATACGCTTTTGTTCAGCTTCAGCAGCCTTACGGGTGCCTTCAGCTTTGTCAGCTTCAGCAGCTGCTTTCTTTTTTTCTAGTTCAGCTTTTTTAGCTTCGACTTCTTCCAAGCGCTGGGCTCGAAGTTCAGCTAATGCTTCGGCAGGATCTTTGCCCTCAGCCTTAGCTTTAGCACGTGCAGCATCTAACTCAGGGTCTACACCCTTCATATTTAGCATATGAGCAAGGTGAGCTTTTTGCGATCGTAGCTGATAAGCAGCTTTCTCGGGAGTATATCGGGCGTGGTTTTCCAAGCCTTCTACAAAATCAGAATCATGAAGGATTCGGTAGGCAATAGCTTCAGTAGATAAAGGAGTACCATCTCCAGTGTCTACGTCTTGTGCTACACGGCCTAAAGCATTTGTAAACAAATGCGTAGGAATACCTTCGTTAAGGTTGCCAATTAATGCGCGTAAATCTTTTAACTCGGTTTTTGTGATATCACGACCTCGAGCAAAAGTCATATGAAGTACAGCTTGGTTCTCCATATCTCGAATAGCTTGGCTAGCTTTCACACCTGTAGGAGGATCTTCTCCATACAAGAATTCAAGCTTTTGCTTTTCAGTCTTTGCTCGATTAATATTATCAGTAGCAAAGTCATCAAAGCCAATCTGACGAGCTTCTGATCGGAATTGATTCATGAACTTACGTCCACCAAATCTAAAGCCAAAGCCTAAGACAGAGGAGAACATAGCGCCCATAGCACCATCAATCATCATGCGGTCAGTATTAGGAACGAGTTCAGCTTGATTGCCGTAAAGGGCCATAGCTTCTTCGTTTAAGAATACATTAGTTCTATATCGGGCACCAGCACCACCAACAAACCCATCGACCATTTGACCGAGGAGAAAGGCGCCGTTCTGGGAGGCCCAAGAGTTAAGTTTGCCTGAACGGGCAACAGCTTCAAAAATGTTACCACCAGTAGACAAACCGGGTTTATATGTGTTAAGTTTGTTGGCAAGATCGGCAGCATTATCCAAACGATTAGCCCATCGTGTTCTTGTAGCAAGTCCTTGAGCTGCACGAGCTTGAGAAATGCGTCTACCAAATTTACCAATCTTGTGGGCTTTACGGGCATAGCTTGCAGCCAACCACGCAGCACCACCAGCGCCTCCTGTTAAAACAGATACGCCAATAATACCGGCAGCTTCTAATCCAATTTCTGCAGCAAAGTCAGGATCCTGAAGAATCATGTCGCCGAGGTTAGAAAAGAAATTCATACCAGATTCAATACTAGTTAGTTGTTGTTGACCAGCTCGTTTTTCTCGTCCTGCAGACCAAAGCTGCATTGATAAAGCTTGAACAGCATCTTCATAGTTTTGGACACCAGCTAAGGATTCAGCGTTAATATTAAACTCATCCATTGCCAAAGCAGTGCCTTCATTTCCTGCACGCACAGCTTCAACAAACCGTTCGGCAGTAAAATTAGCACCAGCTAAATCAGGAGGAGCAGAAGCAGCAATAGCTTCTTTTGCATTTGCCATAAAATCCTTGGTATCAGTAGTCATGCCAAGTTGCCCAAGGGTAAGAACACCAGCCACACCACGTGAAGCTTGGGTCCAACCTGATTCAGAAAACTCATTAAATGCACTAGAGTGCAATGCATCAAGAGTAGCTGAATTATCTACACCTTGAATACTACGTGCTAAAGTTAACATAGACTGAGATTTGTCAAGGAAGCTTTTACGATTGTAGGCTCCAGACAAACCACGCACTGTATCAGCAGCACCGAGATCCCATTGAGCTTCTCGAGCATCTACTCTATCAGTATTAGTAGGATCGTCACGGTAATGGCCAAGTTCTTGGTCATACCAATTAAGGCCAGAAAGCTCTTCTTCATCGAGACGAGCCCTGCCTTTTTGATTTTCTAAAATGTTGTCAGTAATAGCACGTTCTCGTGCCATATCTTCAATAGTTGCATCAGTTGATTTAAGTGTACCGAGAACACTAAATAAGTTATCTTGATCAGACATTATCATGCAGCTCCTGCTGGGTGACGTATGTTTTTAAAATGGCCAGTACAGCCTATAAGCCATACTGGCCTTAAGTTTATTTTTTTAGACTATTAAGTAAATACATGGAATTACGTTGAGCAATATCTGCACTTTCGTATCCATTCTTAAGTAGTAGTCGATAGTCGTCGCCGCTCAATTGGCCATGCTTGGCCCCGAACTCTCGGACTAAATTAATAGGAAGGGGATGTTTACGAAACCCTTCTTCAGTTTTTTCAATAGCTTCTCGTGAAGCATCGGCACTAAAGCCTTGCATATCTACAGTTTCACCTGTAGACGGATCAAGCCACGAGTCGCCGTCTGGGATCATGAACATAGTTATTATCCTTGTGGGGTTCGGCCATCAGCCGTAGTCCGGGGCACCATAAAGTGACCGGGCTGACTCATTTCGTAAAGATAACGTGCTCGACCTTGGTCAAATTGTTGTTGCCTCATTTCAGGAGTAACCTTAAATGGTTGTTGATCTATAATGCTTTGACGAGAAGAATAAATCATTGGACTCAGTCCACCAGATTGAGTTAGTGGCGGAGAGTACTCAAATTCTACATTAAGATCTTGAATTCTAAAAATAATTCGTCCATCTTGTTCTCGAATTTCAGTGCTGTCAAGAATTTTACGGGTACGGGTAAAGTTTTCTCCACCCTTACCTTCTTTATCCCAAGAATAAAATAAAAGATCTCCCATCGACACTTGTCGTGGATCGTTGTTAGGAGTAGCATCAAGTGCTCGTTGCCATACAGCGCCAAAATCAAAGTCATCGCCACTAAACAAAGGCTGACCATTAACTTTAACATCTTTAAACATATCTTGGAAAACAGTCTGATAAGTACCTGCGCTATTATCTGAAACATCTACAGGATTGCCATTGCTATCAACAAAGTGATCGCCCATATCAGTGTAACCTAAATGCTGAGCTGTTGCTTCGGGTGTCATGACAGTCATGCCTCGTTTAAGGACAGCGTCATGCACAGAAAAATCTAATGCTGCGCTTAATAGGTCTCCACCTGTAGATGAAACTCCGTTTGCTCTCTGTTGGAGCTGACGAATACCACCTTTAGGATCTTTAAGACCAAAGCCTTCAAAAATAGCTTGGCCTTCTAATCGAGTTTCAATAGCAGTAGTAACAATTTCTCCTAAAGCTTCAGCCATATCTTCTGGTTTTTGAGTGGCATTTTGGCCTTCATTTGTTCCCAGAAAGTTAGCTACGCGAAGAGAAATTTCGTCTTGAATAGCTACAGCATTAGTATTACCGTTAATCCAACTTCGAAGGTTAGTATCTTCTGGTAATCCTAAAGACTCTAAAAGATCAGGAATCCAGTCTGCTTTATTTGACTTCATTTCCATAATGGCTAGCTCAATTGGTCTAGGAATACCAGATCCATCCGGCAATCCAGCCATAGGATCTAATAATGCTTCTACCATTTTAACTTCAATATTAGCAAATCCAGATTTACCATCAGATGCTGCTTGTCTTTCTAAGAAAGCATAACCTCTAGCGGTATTATCATAAGTTAACTCTTGTCCACGGAAATCTTCTGCAGTGGCTCCAGACCATCTAAATTTATCGCCATCCATAAAAGTGCCCTCAGACTTAAGAAGCCTAGCAGCACGACGAGCTTTAATTCGATCGTCTGCATTAGGGAACAAGGATTCTCGCATTTCAGGAGTACCAGCAGCCATGTACATAGTAGCAATAGTTAATGCATCTTCGCCAACAAGACCCGGACCACCCGGAGCAGTAGCTCGATCCATAATACTAGAAACCATTCCTTGAGCTTGGCGTCCAATAATATTTCGGTGTCCTTCGCCAGCAGTAGATCCAGTAGTTCTTTGGTATCCCAAAGCTGGAGCAAGTGCTAACATTCCTCGAGCTAAAGCTGGAGGAACATTTTCTTTAGGAATCATATCTAAAATAGCTAAAGTTTCTGTAACCATTGGAGGCAAACTTCCATCAGGAGCTGCCATTGTTTCTATAAGATTTTTAGCTACAGCATCTGTAGCTTCTTCGACGGTCATCTTAGGATCAGACATAAGATCGTCGAATAGTTCAGCAGGACCATTAAATGCAGCGCTCGCTTCAAAATGAGAGCGGGGCACTTCAACGTCCTTACCATTTACTTTCATTTCATAACTAAAGCCACGATCTCCCCCACGGAGGGCAGTCATGACTCTAGTTTCTCCGCTACCGGAGCTAGTTTTAGATAATAATTGATTATAAGAAGTAAGCAAATCTGTTTCGATTTTACCAAAAACTTCACCTGCTTGACTAAGAGGTAAAATTTTAACACTTTGACCATCTTCAGATAAGCCATAGCCACCGGGACGTCCTTGGGCAGTTTCTTCTTCACCCGCAAGGGTAATAAGTTGAGAGCCAAGTCGCTCCAGCAAAGCCATGTCTCGAGTCTGTACAGCTTTATCAGCAGCAGTTTTAAAGAAGGTTCCAGCTTGGGCTGCTTGTTTGGCTCGAATTTCTTGATCAATATCAACACGCATTCGAGACCAGTCTTCTTCTGTAAGTATATCCATATCTTTTTCGGCTAACCAACCAGCTTTATATGCCTCATCTAAAGTTTTAGGCAAAGCAAGATGTGCGCCATTTAAAATTTGAACAGCAAGTTCTGGATCATCTACACGACCAGCAGCTGCAAGTGATTGCTCAACAAGCATACCAGCGTATACCATTCCTTTATCTCTACTACTATGTTGTGCAGTAATAGTAGGATTAGCTTCGGAATACTCATCAGCAAGGACACGAGAAGAAGTAGCTATAGATTCTTGTCTACGATCTTCAGCAGCCTGAGGACTCATATCTCGAGTAGAAAAACCTTGCATATCTGCAAGCGTAGAAGCTGTTGTAATAGAAAAAGGATTTTCAAGAACATTATTCCAGTTACGAGCGTCTCGAGCAGAAGCAGCTGTACGGTCTACATCTTGTTGATATGCTTTAGCTAAGTATACAAAATCTTTAGCTTCAGCATCAAACATCGTAGCCCAGCTGCGAATAATATTTTCGCGGGATGCAAAATCAAGGTCAGAAAGACGATCGTCCATCATTCCAAGAAACTCTTCTCCAAGTTTAAGTTGAGCTTCTTCATCATCAAGATCAATGCCTACGCTTGTAGCAAAGCCATGAATTTTAGCAGGATCCCATACCCATCCTTGTTTAGCATCCCATCGACCAAAGCCTTCTTCTTCTAAAAGTCCTTTGAATCGGTGTTGCACAGTACGTGCATCATCAGCCAAATCAAAAGCTACTTTTCGATTTCGAGCATTTTGAAGTTGGTCACGAGTTTGCCTAATAGCAGTTTCTTCATAAGGAGTGCCTTCGTATCGAGCAGCCCACTGCTCAAGTGCAGGAATAGTTAATTCTTCGTTACCACCAAAGGTAGTAATTAAGTCTTGAATGGCAAGGTAGTCGTTTTCAAAATCGAGATCAGTAATAGTCTTACTGGCATTTCGATTCATTTCTTTCCACTTAGCCCGGGCTGTGCCACGCTTGCTAAGTTTACCATTCTTCTTACGCCAGTCATCAAGGCGAGTGCGGTGTCTATCTGCAGCTTCTTCCGGATCGTAAGTAAGGAGATCATCTTGACGAGCTTGTTCCATCTCGTCTAGCTCTCGATTAGTTCTTCGATCTACGGCTTGCATCATAGTTTTATCTGCTTGTAAAAAGCTACTCATAGCATTTGAAGCAGTACCAAGAATTTGAGCCAAAGGATCAACACCTGACAGACCAGTGCCTACACGGGATTGACCTTGAACGAATCCGCCGCCTTGAGCGCCAGATCCAATGCTGCCTTCTCCACGTTGAGAAACAGACAGCCTTTCAAATTGTCGTCCAGTTCCGAGGTCTAAAACGCCGGGACGAACGTATCTATTATCATTGGGTTGTTGAAATTGGCTCATCAGTTATTGTATCCGTAAATACCGCCAGCCACAGCACCAACGCTTTCAATAAAAGCACCAGTGTTGCGAGCAGCGCTGTTGTCATAAAAGTTGCCTTGCATTCCGCGATAAAAACGTTGAGCCACAAACGTTTCATCTCCACGAGCAGCTAATTGTTTTTTCCGTCCTTCTATAAGGTTTTTACGCTGAATGTCAAACTGACGATCAGTATCTCCCATAGCCTTAAACATTTCTTTAGTTTGAAGGTTTTGAAGACGAGCAATAGATGCGGAATCGTTTTGGATATTAGACTGCATAGAACGAGTTTCGATTAGATTCGAATGTTCATTGCTTTTTCTCAATAAATCTGAACGACGATTCTTTTGTTCTATTTGCAAAGACTCAGCATTAGTAAAAAGCTCTCGCAAAGAATTTCGTTCAATGGCTCTGTTTTGTTTAGCAACTGCAGCGGCACGTAGTCGACCACGCATATTTGATTGGATAACCTGTGCCTCAGCATTGTATTGCTGTAAATTAAATTGATCAAGGGCTGCTTGATTACGCTGGGCTTCTTGAGCATTAGCAGCTTTTGCTTTAGCTACAGAGCCTAAAACTTGACTACCGATAGCAATGCTTGCCGTTACGGGATCGGCCATTACAGGCCTCCTTTCTTCATGTTTTTCCAGCTTATTAAACGACCTTGTTTATAAAGCTTTGGTTTAGGATTATCAATCCGAGCTGCGCCGGATGTGCAAGTTTTAATAATCATATCATTACGGCGATCGTCGTCGGCCCATAAAGCAACTTCATCTTTGTATGCTTTATGCTCATTGGCTGCAATTACAGCATCAACATCTACTCCAAGCATTTCAGAGTAATAACTAACAGCATGCGAAAGAGCGTCAACTCTATCGTCATGTTTTAATGCACCGCGTTTATATGTAAGTCTAGTTAATTGTATTTGATTTTCTTTATCATTCATTGCACGTGGATCAAAAACCAATCGTTGTGTTGCAATGACAGGTTCAAGAACGTCTAAAATTCTTCGTTCTTTTTGTCCTACAACCTTAAACTCTTCAACGCCTACTTGGCCACAAACTCGTTTAACAATAGGCAAAAGCAGCTGACCAAACATACCATCTCCGAAGTTTCCTTCGTATCTAATTAACTGGCATTTATATTGATTAGCTAGTTTAGCTATTGATGTAAGCGTTTGTTCATCATAGCCTCCGGGTAGTCCAATCATTTCATGAACGCAGATGTAACCTGTTGGAGTAGCAGAAGCTACAACCAAACCTGTTTCATCCTTACCACGACCAGAGGGATCAACGTGAAGAGTTGTAATAATATAGTCTTCCATGTTATCGCTTTTGTACATAGGCTTAAATACCTTGTCTCCAGCCATACCATAGGTCGCAAAATCTACAGGAGCAGATCTAGCGTGTTGTACTTTTTGGTGAAACATATCTAAACCAACGTCTGTACAAATAATATTGTTTAGTTTGATTGGATATTTTTCATCATCGGAAATAGAAGTATCTAACAAAAACTGAAGAGCATAGTTTGCTGGTCCAATTTTTGCATAACGCTCCATTAGTACTTCCTTATCAAAACGTTCTGGCTGAGTAGCTTCACTTGGTTCTGCTTCCAGTTCTTCCATACGTTCCATAATCCATGGAGCAATGTTTTCCATACGAGAAGGAATAGTAGGATCGGGAAACTCAGCAGGAAACTTAATAAAAGGATACCCAGCTGCAGCCAGCTTATTATAGTTAGAGTCACGAGTATGGGGAGTACCAAGAA